AGATTACGCCGCCCCTGATTTCGCCGCCCCAGATTACGCCGCCCAAGACTGATACTCCTGCTTCAAATATCCATCCTTCACCACATTGAGCAAGATTTGATTCTTTTTCTACCCATCCTCCAAGATCGCCTTTTTTAATACCAAAGCCAATATCAACAATAGCCTGAATTTGATAAACGGTTATTCCGTAAAATTGCTTCGTATTTTTTGTAAGCTTGTAGCGTTTCATAAATACCTCTGCTTAATACTGCTTGAATAGGTGCGCGTCCGTGCGCGGTGATTGGTTACTGATTCGCTTCTAATGAATCAGCAAGTTTTATAGCTTGCTCGCGTGTCAGTTTGTCTTTAATTTCAAGTGAGCCCGTGGCTGGATGGCCGCTCGGAAGTCTTTTTCCTTGAAAAACAGACCAGCAATTTTTCTTAAAACCTGAGCCTGTTTGAATGATGTTGAAGTTTTCGTTTGTATGTGCTTGCATAAATTCACCTTTCCTTTTCCACCTATCGGGGCGTTATTGCCTGCCGATGTGTTAAATATAGTTGTTCTTTGTTTTGTTGTAAAGAATTATTTTACGTTTACAGTGATTATTTTTTGTGTATAATGGCATCGGCGGCTATAGCTAACCCCTTGGCCGAATGTGTTCTCTCCGTGGGACACAGTTGCCGCCGCCCAATAACTTTGGGCTTCACGAGAGGGGCAGATACTTTTACACGTGAGGTTGCAAAATGGCATGGGAAACAATCGATTTTATTAATAATGAGGCTAGGCTTATAAAAAGAATTCAGCCTATTTTTAATAAAAAACTAAAAGGGAGGGCAAAATAATGGCCGTTGATTGGATTAAAATTCGAGTTGATTTATTAACAAGTCCAAAAGTTGTCCGTATGTCTACAGGACTAGATAAGGACAGACTTCACGTAATTGGCGGTCTTTTTGCAGTTTGGTCTATATTTGATGCTCATTCTGAAGATGGTGTTCTAGATGGGTATACGCCAGAAACACTTGATAAAATAATTTTTTTCGACGGCTTTTCTAAGCATATGGAGTCAGTAGGATGGCTTATTGTTAGCGAAAACTCACTTTCTGTTCCTAGATTTGACTCGCATAATGGTAAATCAGCAAAGAACAGGGCAATGGATTCAGAAAGAAAAAGAACATCTAGAAAAATCCAAAATGTGTCCGAAAGGCAAACGGACAAAAACACGACTAGAGAAGAGAAGAGAAGAGAAGAGAAGAAAGATATTTGTTTAGATAGCTCACTTCCTGCAATCATCGAAACACAACCGCTCGCTAAAGCTCGCTCGATAAAAAAAACAAAGATGCCTGATGATTTTATTCTTACGACAAAACGCGCAAACCTAGCAATTTTGTACTGGTCAAACTTGAATCGCGAGGATCTTGATGTTAGGGGTCAATTCGCAGAATTCCAGAATCACCACAAACAGCACGGTAAGACAATGGCCGACTGGGATGCGGCTTGGGTAACCTGGTACACAAACGCGCCAAAATTTAACAAAGCACCAAAGGCGCTAGGAAAGCAGGATTTAGGATTTATTGAGCGAATATCGGACAGAAGTTGGGCTGAAAGTTAGTAACCACTAACATTGGAGAAAATTATGATAATTGATGACGGAAATAAGGTAATGGCAACCATAAAATCCTGTAAAAAAATTGAGCAATTTAGGATTGCAGAAAGGATGAAGCGAAATTATTTTCATAAATACAGCGCACCATGGGATATAGTTTTTAACCATATGATTTATCAAATCAATAGGGTTCTTTTAGATAAAATGAAAGAACTTGATTATTTTGTGTATAATTATCCATCTGATATCTGCGAGATAAATAGTCATGCAAAAAATAATGGCATTGATTAGTAGAAAGTTCCTGTTGTGCGTTGGCTGCGGCGGCGTTTGCTCTATCTTAGTCTGGTTCGATAAAATATCGGATTCTGTTTTTTCAGTGATAATCATAGGTACTGTAGGTGCCTACATAACGTCAAATGTTATTTTGACTGGGAAGGGAAAAGATGGCGCTACTTCTGAATAGATATGTGATTGGGCTGATTATTTTTGTGGCGTGTAACGTTTTTAGTGCTTATAAGGGTTATCAGTATTCTGAAGACAAAAACAAAGCAGAAGCCTCAAAACAGGCCACAGAGAACGCTGAAGAACTAGCAAAAATCGTAAACAAGACAGCACAGGAAACAAAAAGACACTATGAACGTTATATTTACACTCTCAAAAACCGGCATCCTTTGCCTGATACTTGTCAGCTTTCTGCTGATTTTGTCAGGATGCGGAACGAAGCCGCAGGTGTGCAAAGTAGCTCCAGGCCATGAACCAATGCCAATAACCGAGCTTAAATCTAGCCGTACTGATGGTACTGTTAGCGTCCAGGAGGTAGCCGATAAGCTGGCTGAGGATTATTTTGCGTGTGAGCAGAATGCTATTTGGCTGAGAGAGTGCAATTCAATATGTTCACACTAGACGATTATCGAGCTGGCAATACCCTTACAAAGCAGGAAGAGGAGAATGCTAATAAGCTGATTGTTAAGTGTACGGCTCTTGAAAAGTACATGATCAGCCATGGTGTTAAATTCCTGATAAACCCAAAAACAAAAACAATTATATCCGGTAACGGTGCTGGTGGGTACCGATGGCCTAAATGCACGGTTGGGGCTGAGCATTCAGCCCATCGTGAATGCCTTGCGGTTGATATATTTGATCCTGACAATGAGATAGATGCATTCTTGGCATCACATCCAATGGCGCTTTATGAGTACCAGATTTACATTGAGCATCCTGATTTTACAAAGTCTTGGAGTCACTGGAGCATAAGGGTTCCGCCATCCGGCAAGCATATATTTATTCCAAAATGAAACCAATTTAGGTATAGTTAATTAAGTTATGACGGAATCAGTAGATATGCTATCGACACCAGTAGAATTTCACATTCAGGCCGTTGAGCGCGTTGCTCAAACGGTAGCTGGTATAGGTTCCGGGGTAGCAATAACATCAGGAGTTGCGGGAATGAGTGGTTTTGATCATGAGGTAGTATGGATGATCGGTGTTATTTGCGGATCTATTGCCGCCATTGGTGGCTTTGCAGTCACGTGGTATTACAAGTATCAAGATAACAAGCGACTTGACAGAATTCACCGTTTGCAGGAAATAGAGCATGAAATAAGGATGAAAACAAATGGGCTGGCGGGATAAGGTAGCTAATTTCCTCTTTTGGCTTGCTCTTTACGGTGTCATCCTATACTTCTTTTTTTACCACGGAATACGGTTTTTATTTATATCTCTCTCGGAGTAATAGATTCACGTGAAACGTGGTGTATAATATGAGCACTCACTAACACGAGATTATCCGCATGGCGGGAAAAGACCAAAACAAAGAATTCATTGATAGCCTTGATATTCAGAAGGGCAAAAAATTCAAAAAACCAAAGACTGTCACTACTGAAGCCGAAAAACCTGTTATTCTTAATCTCGGTGGAAGGCCACCTGTTTACTCAAAAGAGCTTGCTGATGCTATATGTGCCAGGCTTGCTATGGGCGAATCTTTAAGGTCGGTTTGCCGCGATGAATCAATGCCTGCGGCTGCTACCATTTTCAAATGGATGCGAGAGATTGACGGGTTCTTAAAACAATACGAGACGGCCAAGGCCGAAAGTGCTGATGCAATGAGTGAGGACTGTCTTGATATCAGTGATAATCAGGTTGAGCAGCCACTCTTGATCGATGGGATACCCATGCTCATTGATGGAAAGATGGTTATGATCAAGGATGCCGTGTCAGTGGCGCATGCAAGGCTGAGGGTAGATACACGAAAATGGCTCATGGCAAAGATGAAGCCTAAGAAGTATGGCGACAAGATTGAGCTGGCTAGTGATCCATTAAATCCGCTGACTGTTACCAAGATTGAGATAGTTGCACCCAAAGCGTGAGTACCGTTCAGGTAGAAATCCCTCCAAAGCTTATTCCCCTTTTCGTTCCTGCAAGGGGAGAGCTACGTTATCGATGTTCAAAGGGTGGCCGTGGCTCTGGAAAGTCATTCACATTTGCAAAGATGGCCGCTCTTTTTGGTATGTCGGAAAGTCTGAGAATACTTTGTACAAGGGATATGCAGGTGTCTATCAAAGAATCATTTCATGCTGAACTGAAGAATGCCATTGTTTCTGAGCCGTGGCTGGCTGCTTTTTATGATGTTGGTGTTGACTATATCCGAGGAAAGAATGGTACAGAGTTCTTTTTTAAAGGTTTGCGTCATAACATGGCTAACATTAAATCGATGGCGCAGATCGATATTTGCATTGTTGAGGAGGCCGAGGATGTTTCTGAATCATCCTGGGTAGACCTAGAGCCAACAATAAGGGCTCCAAAGTCTGAGATTTGGGTGATATGGAATCCTAAAAAGGATGGAAGTCCGGTAGATATGCGGTTTGTTAAGAATGTTCCGCAGCGGTGTATGGTTGTTGAAATGAACCACAGAGACAACCCGTGGATGCCAAAGGAGCTTGAAGAATTAAGGCTTCATCAGCAAAAAACACTTGATCCCGGAAAGGTCGCGCATATTTGGGAAGGTAAGTATCTCAAGATGTCCGAAGTCAGTGTATTCAAAAACTGGAAGGTTCAAGAATTTGAGGCTGAAGAAGGTGAGGTTTTCAAGTTTGGTGCTGATTGGGGATACAGTATTGATCCATCAGTGCTGATTAGGTGCTTCATTCGTGGCCATAGGCTGTACATTGATTACGAGGCTTATATGATTGGGTGTGAGATTGTTGACCTTCCAACTCTGTTTGCCACTGTTCCAGAGTCAAACAAATGGATTATTACAGCTGATAGTGCCCGGCCTGAAACGATTAGCCATTTGCAAAAGCATGGATACCCAAAAATCATTAGAGCTTTAAAAGGGGCAAAGAGCCTTGAGGAAGGCGTTACATTCCTTCAGTCTTACGAGATTGTTGTTCATCCTCGCTGTGAGCATGCTATTCAAGAGTTAACTGATTACTCATACAAAACTGATAAGGACACTGGGCAGGTGTTGCCATTGCTTGCTGATAAAGATAATCACGTTATCGATGCGCTCCGCTATGCTTGCGAAGCTGCCCGACGATTCACAGAAACAAAACCAAAAGAATATGTGCCTCAAGCAAAACAAAGCCGTTGGGGATAGCAAGCACTAACAAACTATTGTATTATAGGCGCTCACCGGTATTGCCGGAATAACTGTTTAAATGGAGAAATCCTCATGACTGCTAACACTGTAATCATTAACTCTGCACCTTCTGCAAACCTGTTACAAACGATCAACATTACCTCTGTGGCTGATGTTGTAAACAATTTCGATGGCACTTACACCTATGGCGCTTATGACTTTTCAAGCCCTGAAGTGGCACCTGCTACGGGTGATTACGTTGTATTGAGCGACTCAGGTCAGAATAGTCTGATGCAAGCAGCCCAGTATTCAACAAACTATTCAGCAATTGGCGCTGATACAAGCCAGATTACATCATTAACCGATAACTCTGGCGGTACTGCCACAAGCACATTGGCTTCTATTGCATCCGGTACTCCGGCTGATTTAGCGGCTCAAGCTGCAATCAATACAGCCATTCGCAATGGTATTGCGTCAATCGCTGCAAAAGTAAACTCGCTGATTGCTGCTGGTTAATTGTCCTGATTCATGCCCTGCTCACGCGGGGCTTTGAGGTTTAGATGGACAACGAATATAAGAATTCAGAGTTTGAAACGTCTGGCGCTGGTACTGACTATGCGCCGGATGATTCTGTTTCTGAAGAGAATGATGCTCACGAATTAGCCGAAACTAATCAGGAAGAGGAATACGAGGTTCTTCATAGGATAACTACCAGAGTCGATGAGCTTTGGTCTTGGTGGGAAAGGAACATCGAGGAATCAGAAATCGATAGGGATATGCACGCTGGCATCCAATGGTCTGAGCAATCTCTACAGGATCGTCAAGGCGAAATAACCCTTACAGTAAATAAGCTCCCACAGTTCGTTGAGCGTGTCATGGGGGACATTCTCCAAAACGAAGTATGTATTAAGTACCGCGCAACAACCTATGATGCAGGTGCCGGAACTTTGATGGGCAAGATTGCCAAACAGGAATACACAAGGGCTGAAGTTCGCTCATCTATCGCAAAAACCATTGAACTTAAATCAAATGCAAAATCCTGGTATGACCGGGCATCCAATCAAATGGCTGTTGGTGGTTTTGGTTGGCTGCGTGTTGATGCTATTGCTGATGATTATGGTCGGCCAATCATGGAAATATCAGGGGTTATAAACCCGTCTGATGCAATGATTGACTATTCAGGCATTCAAGACGATTGGTCTGATGCACGGGATGCCGTGGTATTTACCAAGATGCCAAAGAAAAAGTTTAAAGAAATGTTTCCTGATGCCTCGACTACTGATTTCAACACCAATCAAATGTCTCCACGTTTTACATGGGCAACCGAAGAGTTTGTTATCGTTGCTGAGTACATGGAGCGCGTTCGTAGGCCGCAAGCCGAGATCATGGCAGAAGTTAATCAAGGCATATACCGTCCTGTTTATCAGGTTGTATGGCGCAGATTGTCCGGCAATAAGATTTTGGAAGGTGGTGCACGCGGCGTTGTTACCCCATTCAGCACGATAAACCTTGTGCCTATGATTGGTTCTGAAGTGGTTACTTCTGATGGGATGAGGCTATTCCAATCTGTCCATCGTCAGGCGCGTGATGCTCAAAAAGATGCCAACTTCTGGCGTTCTTCCATGACGCAAATGGTGGACAATCAGCCTAATCAGCCATGGGTGGCAACAGCTGCAATGGTTGAAGGGCAACAGGCCGCATGGGAAAGCGCGAATACTGCTAAGCCGAGTTTGCTATTACGCAAACCTGACCCACTGGAACCCGGCGCTAAACCAGAAAAAGCACCGCCACCTGATATTCCAGCGGCTGCAATGCAGTTGTATTTGACTGCTACAAACGATTTAAACCAAGCAATTGGTATGCGCTCAGACTTTAGTGGTGAAGTGCGCAATGATGAGTCAGGTCGGGCTATTCTTGCCAAAGAGCGCCAGGATTCAACAGGAAAGTATGGTTTCACCAATGGCCGGAATAATGCGATAAAGCGCGTAGGAAATCTGTTAAAAGAAGGCATGGCAGTTCTTTATCAGAATGAGCAGGAAGTTCGTATTTACAACGAAGATCAAACCAACGATTTTGTACAAATGCCAGAAGGTTTGATGCGTGATGATGGGGATGAATGTTATGTAGAGGCCGGTGCTGATTACGCCACACAACGTATCGAAACCGTTAATGTGATGATGGATTTAGCAAAAGCGATGCCTGAACAAATGGCTGTTGGCCTTGATATTATCACTGAAAACCTTGACTTCCCTGCTGCTCAAAGGCTGGCTGATCGTATAAAACGTTCAATGAATCCTGCTGTACTGAGCAAGAATGAGCGTGAAGAATTGCAAAAAGAACAGGCTCAGGAACAACAGCAGCCAGCGCAACCAGATCCAAATGCCATGATTGCACTTGAGATTGAGAAAGCTAAGCAGGCTCAGTCTGAAGCCAGAGTAATGGCCGAAAAGTTAAAAGCTCAACAAGAGCAATTACAGGCAGAACAGGAAAAGCTAAGGCTTATGGCTGAGCAGTCTAAGGCCGCCAATGAGAACCAGGTTAAGGATTTAGTAGCTCAGGCATTGGCCGAGTTTATCAAAGAGTCAAAAGGTGGCATACCATGAGCGTATTGTTCACCTACAAAACAAAGGTAATCGTTGCCGATGAGGAGTTAATTATTACTTCTCGTGATATTTCCATGATGTCAAAAGCCAGCATCTACCAGATTTCAGCAATTCCTGAGAGTGCAACTGCCGGCACGGTAGAGGTAAAAGTAAAGGCTATCAATTCAAATCTCTTTGAAAACCTTACCCGGGGCGGCAATATCGTTTACATAATGCTCGATGATCCCGAGACTATTAACCCAATCAACGGGGTTCTTGAGGCGGTAAAGATCACAAGCACGGGAGCCGATGGTTCATTTTTCGTATCCATAACAGGGTGGGATTAAATGGAGATTGGTGATAGTTTCCTAACCGGCGCACCTGATGCAACCGATTTCATAGCTGGCAAGACTGTTGTTAATTTTGCGGCTCTCCCTGCGGTTGGTGTATCTACTGGATTGCTTGCCATTGTTTTAAATGCCCAGGGTGTGTGGCCTATAACCTATAAAGCCAAAGGCTTGTATTACTGCGATGGCGCTACTTGGGCATACCAAGGCGATTATTACCTTACCGATTCTGCCGATGAGATAGCATTCACCCCTTCTGGTGGCATTACTTCTGACAACGTTCAGGATGCCATTGTTGAGGTTGCTGGCCTAACCGGTACAGCATGGGGCGATATTGTTGGCACTCTTTCTGATCAGACAGATTTGCAAACGGCTCTGGATGGAAAGGTTGATGAGAATGTAGCTATCACCGGTTCCACAAAGACAAAGATTACCTACGATGCCAAGGGGCTTGTTACGGGTGGGGCTGATGCCACCACAGCAGATATAGCCGATAGCGCCAATAAGCGTTATGTAACGGATGCCCAGCTTGTGGTTATTGGAAATACAAGCGGTACAAATACAGGAGACCAGACATCTATCGTGGGGATCACTGGCACTAAGGCAGAATTCAATACTGCCTGCACTGATGGCAATTTTCTTTTTGTTGGCGATGTTACATCGTCGAATTCCGTCAGTGTGTCTTGTGATTTTGGCGTATCGTTTACTGACAAAGCGCAAACCGTTGTAACAGGTCAAACATGGGTGGCTGCTGATAGTGAAATAGTTGCTCATGTAAAAACAGGTTCCAGCGTTGACCCTGATGAAATGTATTTGTTGAATTTACGAACAGTCATTAGCGATTTAGTAGCCGGTGATGGCTTTACTTTAACCCTGTATTCTGAGCCTGAGGCAAAGGGTACTTATTCTGTAATGTGTATAGGAGTATAGAAAATGGCTGGCGCAAAAATTGCTTTAAGTACAACTGCTGGAGAATTGCAGCAAGACGACCAAGGGAACGCGCTTTGTAATACCCCGGGCTTTGATGCCGTTGGTGTTGCGCAGGGAGGCGGGTATTTAAATGCCGGTTCTATGGCTATATTTTCGGAGAATGACACTGGCGAACTTTGGGGCGAAAGGGACATGCTTTCGGCAGAAGTTGACGACGACTATCGCCAAAGACAGGCAATGGATAACCTGCTCGATATTGAAAACTATAACTATACATCCGGCCAGAACACTGGAAAGTATCGTTATGATTTTATAACAATGACAACCACAGTATCCGCATCCGGTATGTTATCTAATGCCGCTTCAAGCGTTGCTACCACTGTTGGCGTTGCTGATAACTCGTGGGCTGAGTTCCCGTTCTATCAAAATCAGACTCTTATCTATGAGCGCACCATGTCTTTTTCTTCGCAGCCTGTTGCTAATACATTCGTCGATTTTGGCATGGGCCGTAGAGCAACGGCTAACCCGTTTGCACCTACTGACGGGGCATACTTTCGACTAACCAGCGCAGGGCTTTTTGGTGTTGTAAATAATGCAGGCTCTGAATTGGCAGTGCAATGCTTAATGGATGCAGGTGCATCAAACTGGACGTATACAAATAACGCCTTGCACCGATTCCTGATTCAGGTATCCAATGTGCGCGCTACGTTTTGGGTAAATAACGAAAAGGTCGCGGATATACCAACTCCTGTCGGACAAAATGCCCCCTTCAGGTCATCTTCATTGCCAACATTCTTCCGCCACGCTATCGCTGGCGGCGCAGCGGGTGGGGTTTTCCAAACACTGACTACTGACCAAAAAGTTTTAGTGCGTGGTCAAGACTTTAACGAAAACATAGGCGCAACCATGCAGCGCGCATTAGGCTCATATCAAGGGTTATCTGGTGGGACTATGGGGCAACTGGTTGCAGGAACTGTTACTTCTGGAACTCTTGTTAAGCCAACTGCTGCGGTTCCACTTAATACATCACTTGCGGCTAACTTGCCAAATAGTTTGGCCGGTAGAATTTATGAAACACTCACTGCTGGTTTGGCGGCAAACGTAGATGGAATCTTTGCGCAATATCAGGTTCCTGCTGGTACGGTTTCTGTGCAAGGTAGGAGATTAAAAGTAACTGGTATAAAGCTTTCAGGATTTGTATCAACGGTTGTTGCTGGAGGAACAGCTGTTCAGACTGAGTGGTATATAGCCTTTGGTAATACAGCCGCTTCTCTTGCTACGGCTGAAAGCGCGTCTTTTGCGAATGCCACAACAAAAGCGCCTCGGCGTGTATTGTTGCCAGAGTTGACCACTACCATGCAGCTGACTCAAGCAGCCGGTACGTTACTGGTACAACCTGCCTATGCGTCTATGTTTCCTGAGCCAATTTATGTTAATCCTGGAGAATTTATATCTTTAGTTGGCAATAAGACCGGCACGGTGGCAACTTCAGGCGTTTTGTCTTATATGTATCAATTTGTTTACGCATGGGAATAATCATTTGTTTTCTCTGTTCAGTATCCAAAGGCAGATAAAAGCAGAAATTGACCATAGGGCAAAGGAATGCCAGTTGAGAATAAGGTCTTGAGTCATACAATCTCCATGTTAGTAAGTACTTGCTAACTATTTAAACCTGATACATAATACACCTACTAATCCGAAAAGGTTAGATTTACGCACTATGACGTTTTCATAGATTTTGAGCCGAGGGCTAGAGAGTGAGTCGTTTTGATTGGAATGATGATGCAAAAATCACTACCGTCACAGAAGATTTAAGTGATCCAAGTGAGTCAAAGGTTGAAGTTAAAACTGAAGCCAAAGATGAGCCTGAGAAAACCGAAGTATCTGATGATGAAGTTGAAAATAGTGATGATAAGCCTGATTCCAAACCTGAAGATGATGATCCAGTTAAGAAAGAGATTGCTGCAATAGCGTTTAAGGAACGTGAAAAGCGGCGAGCTTTAAAGACTGAGATTGCCAAACTGCGGGAAGAGAACGAAAAATTAAAGTCATCAAAGGATTTAAACCCGGATGATTTTGACACTTTCGAAGAGTATGAAAAGGCAAAGAACGAGGTTAAGCCAAAGCAAGTTTCGATTGACCCTGTTGTTGCTGATGCCATTGATACACTGAATAGCCGCATTAAAAAAGCGGGTTATGACGTGGATGAAGTTACTGAATCGCTTGCCGATTTAGGGTCTCTACTGAGAGATGAAATGGTTGTTTCGCTTTCGGATCGCAAAGATGGCGCTGCATTAGCAAAGTGGTTGGCCGAAAATAAGGATACTGACGAAGCCCAGGATGCGTTAAGAGCGCGTACTGAAAAAGGTAGAGACAGATATCTTGATGATATTGCTGAGCTGATCAAGTCCAAGCCTGATAAACCCAAAGTAAACGGCACCAAACCCGTTGAAACTATTACTCGTTTGAGGAGTGGAGAGTCTTCTCAAAGTCTGGATAAGCTATCTACTGAAGATTATGCAGCCAGAACAAGAGCCAATAAGTCCAACAGGTTTGATTGGTAACTAATCAAAATCTAGGAGAATTTTCATGGCAGCTAAAATTTTAACCGACGACATTATTGCTAACGAAGCAATTATCTGTCTTACAAACAATATGTGTGTTGTTCCTCTGGTTGATCGCCAGTATGAAGATAAATTTCATGAAGTGGGCGACACTATCCGCGTTCGCAAAATGCAGCGTGCGAAAATCAAAAGCGGTATTGAGCTTCAAGAGGCACCTGTTGTTGAATTGAACACTCATTTAACACTCGACAACCTGAAGCAGTATTCTTTCCGGTTGGGCGCTGTTGACCGAACATTGTCAATCAGTGAATTGGCAAGCCGTCACTTGGAAACCCCAATGGCTGGTATGGCAAACGAAGTGGACTTTTCTCTTCTGTTGAATGCTAAAGCTGCATACCACACTACGCATACACCCGGTTCAACGCCTGGCGCTTATGCTGATTGGGCTGCTGCTTCAGCACTGTGTACTGATTTGGCATGGCCACAAGATCGCAATCGCCGCGCTGTGATTAATCCTATTACCAAGGCAGTATTGGGCAATGAAGTAAAATCTTTGTTCAATGAGCAAATGGTAAAAGATACCTACGTGAATGGTTACAGCGGTGATGTTGATACCTTCTCCATGCACGTATCTCAAAACCTTCGCAAGCACACTACTGGCGCATGGAACGGCACTACTCTCGTTACTGCTACAGCTGTAGTTGCTAATTCTGATGGTACTTCAAGCATCGAGATTGATGGTTGTGGTTCTAACGTGGCTCAGTTTGCGCGTGCTGGTGATATCATCACGATTGCTGATGTTCAAAGCGTAAACCCACAAAACTATCAATCAACTGGTAACTTGCAATCATTCGTTATCATGGCTGATGCAACTTCTGCTGGTGGTGTTGTTACTGTCAAGGTATCTCCACAGTTGAATGATGGCACTTTGACTACTACCAATGCAAACGGTCAAACTGTTTCATTGGCTGAGTATCAAAATGTTACTGCTCTACCTGCAAACAACGCTGCTGTTACATTCAGCGGAAGCCCAAGCACTACTTATCGTGAAGATTTTATCTTCCATAAGAATGCTCTGTGCTTGGCAATGGCTAAGTTGTACATCCCTGATCAACTGAAATCGACTATGAAAACCTACAAAGGTATTTCAATGTCATATACACGCGGTGGCCGAATTGAAAACCTGGCTGAGATTCATCGCTTGGATATGCTGTATGGTACTGGTTTGGTAATTCCTGACCTGGCCATGCGCGTACTTGGCGATAACGTCTAACCGCTAATAACCCTGTGGGGGTGGAAACACCCCCATTTACTTTAGCGAGGAAAAATCAATGGCTCAATACCAATACGAAAAGATTGATCGTGGCATGTTTGTTTATCACAAAGAGCTTGCTCCAAAAGGTAAGTTAATGACATCGGACAAGGCTGCATTTTTATTGGAAGGAAGTGATGGCTGGGTTGATTCTCCTGAAAAATTTAATGGTTACAAAGCTGCTATTCCTGTACACGAAAAAGCAAATGCTGCTGTTGAGTCTGCAATTCGTGATGAGAAAAAGAGCTTTATCCAATCGGTGAAGGATAGTATTACTAAGAATGCCGAGATTGAATACAACGAAGTTTTTAACTTATTGGACGAAAAAGAATTGAAAGAAGTTTCCGAGTCTGTGGGTATTGAATCTGAGATAAAATCAGTTTCAGGCGCAGAAAAAATACGTGCGAAACTGAAACAATTCTTTAAATCCCACAATGAAAAGGTGGCATAAATGACCAATACACTTACAGCAAAGCTTACAATTGCTGATGCAAATAATGTTATTCCTGGTAATACACCAAAAGACGGACTTACTTTTACAACTAATATAACCGGAGAAATTAGTAATTCTGCCGTACTTGCTGCATCTGGAAATAGTAGTGTGACACTTTCAAGTAGTACCAAGGGTCTTTTGGTGATTGCAACAGCTGGAAGCGCCAGTGTTGAGCTATTTGTAGGTGAAACTTCAATAATATCAAATATTGATTTTGATGGTGGTGGATTTATTTTTATGGCTGAGCCAATAGATGGAATTGTAGTCGAGCAAATTGATGTCCATGCTGGAAGTAATGGATGTTCGTATTCTATTTATAGCTGGAGTTAATAGTGGCTACTGCCACAGCGAAACAGGCTGTGATTATGGCGCTAAAGAAATTGGGCGTTGTAACGCGGCGCACTCCTCCACAGGATGCTGATATTCAGGATGGGCTTGATGCCTTATGGCTTTTATTCGAAAGCCTGAGCGCACAGAATGCAACTATTGGATTTTATCAAAAGTTCTCATTCACACTAAATACCACTTCAAGAACTTTCACGCTTGGTAAAGGCGCTGACCTTGATATGCCTTATCCGCTGGAGATTCAATCAATCCAATTGGTAGATTCTGGTGGTATTTATCACCCGGTTACAATGGTGCAGGGAGCAAATTACTTTCAGAATACCAATCCAACAATGGAAGCAAGGAATGGCATGCCGAGCCAGGTTATCTGGAATCCGTCTATCCCTGCTGGAACGCTTGAATTTAATGCTTTCTTTTCTTCAGTTTATACGCTGGTTGTTACTGCTAAAATCCCGTGGACAACCGAGAATGGGTCTGAAGCACAGTCAAGCCTTGATGCCGGGCAGCCAGTAACTGCTTCTGATTATCTTGTATCTGTCGATCAAACAACCCAGCTGTATTGTGATGATAATTGCGTGCTTGATGTTACTCAGCAAATGAACGATTGGCTTGAAGATCAGCGTGATATTGGAATTCAAGATTCGTATCAAGAGACATTCAACTATAACGGTTTAAGTGTTGTGGCTGACGCTACGCTTCGAGTGCGCACCAAGCCAAATCCCATTCAATTATCTGTTAATAAAGACATGGAGCTTGCCATTGGTGATTTGCCAATGATTATTTGGAATTTGGCTGCTGCATTATTAACAGAATACCCACAAGATGATCCCAGTGTCACCTCTATGATTATCAGTCAGGCGACAATGCACTTGGCTCAGACAAAGAACAGGAATACAACACCCGCAAAGATACAGGCTAGCCGATCATATCGTTCAAATCAATTACAAAATAGACGCTATTATGGCGCTGGATATATGTAATGAAACGGCAGATTCAGCTTACTGTTGGCAATGATTCCGGCAGAAGCAGGATTGGTTCACTTGCCGCGTTAACCAATCTTTATGCTGAAGCGCAGGCGAATACTTCATCACAAATACCTGTTTCACTAATCAACGCTCCGGGCACTAGAAAGCTGTTTACTGTTAAAGGTGGTATTCAGATAACAGGTTTTCATGCTACAGCTACAAAGATATTCTTTACTACTCGAAAAGGTTTATATGAAATAACCGGAACCTCATACATACTTAGATATGCTTTTAACATTGTTGATAGAGCTTCGATAGCCGACAATGGAACAATTGTTATTGTGGTAGATGGGTATTCAGCTCATTCTTACAACATGGATAACGGAGCAACTGCTGTAGTTGATATTCCAAGATCAAGATCAATTATATTCATCGATGGATACTTTATATCTGTTGATGTTGAAACAAATCGTCAAAGAGTATCAGGATTTTATACTGATGTTTTTAATGATCCGGTAAATGAGGCTAATTGTGAAGGTTCTCCCGATAACATCCAGGGGGTTGCACCACTCAATAGGCAGGCCATATTATTTAATCAAACATCTATTGAGCCGTGGTATGTATCTGGCGAGGATTATCCTTTTAATCCAAACCTGAGCGCCTTTATTGATCGTGGTTGTTATACGCCATTTTCATTTTGCACGAATGACAATACAGTTTTTTGGCTAGGTGATGATCTTCGTGTTTATCGCTTAAATGGATATTCACCTGAGCCTATTTCAACGCATGCTATTGAATATGAGCTTTCTCTTTATGATTGTTCTGAAGCCTATATGCTGACTTCAAGCCAAGAGGGGCATGATTTTGTATTCTTACAAATACCATCCATGAAAAGGACGCTTGTTTATGATACAGCCACAAGGCTTTGGCATTATCGAACTACTGGAAATGGTAGGCATTTATCGAATACCATGATAACGGTGAATGGCGTGACCTACGTAGGGTCTGGTGATAGTGCCACAGTAAGCGTATTTGATTCTGATATTGGCAATGATAATGGCATTCCAATACCAAGAAAAATGATTACTCCGGTTGATAATTATCATGGAAGGGTAAATAGCTGTGAGCTTATCCTTCAGCATTTCAACCCGCCAACACCTGCAAAACTCAGCATTGATATGACGGATGCAGAAAGGCTTTTGAATCCAGAGTGGCCTGTTATTGAGCTTTCCTATACTGATGATGATGGGCGTTCATGGTCTGAGCCTGATCCAATTCAGCTTGAGCCAAACAATGAATTAAGGGCTGTGTGGTATAAATTAGGGTATCCAAATAGGCGCTCTTACAAATTTGAAACTAAGGCTGATATGGCTTGTATTTGGGCGGGTGTATGGCTGGCGTAAAACCTGAACCGCTGTCTCCATTCCAGCCGATAGTAGATAAGGATGGAAAGCCTACTGATTATTTCATTCGGTATATGCAGGCCATGGCTACCAAAGTAGATAATCCTCCTGTTGAATCAGTATGTGGAAAAACGGGTGTTGTGGTGCTACATGATGCTGATATTCTCCCGTGAATATGTTAGTATTCGCTAACTTTATAGAGGCCGAAAATGGGTATTGCCGAGGATTTCAAAGCGAATAAAGGTACGTTTGAAATTGACCTTCAGACTCGTCATTTTATTGCGCCTTCAATTCCTATTGTTGCCATTCGTATGGAACTGCCTGCTGGTAATCAGGCCACAACTCATAAACATAATTATGATCATTGGAGCATTATTGCCGAAGGCAAGGGAATGCTCATTACTGATGAAGGCTCTTGTCCGTATCATGCGGGTGATTGTTTATTTATCAAAGCAGGGTTGAATCATCAGTTTTCTGCCGTATCCGATACGATGTGGTTTTGCGTTCATCACTCAGCAGAGAAAGAACAAGCAAAGGTTGATCAAACCTTGATCATGGATGAGGATGCAGAATGAGTTACAAGATAAAGCGCCTTGCTTCTGGTTTGAATGTGTCCAACATCGTTTGGGCATTACAGGAAAATCCTGGTCTTTGGGATGAGCATACAAGCCGCACTCGTTCACCTGAATCACCCCATCACGATATGAGCGATATTTGGTTGCGTTATGCGCCGGATACTGAATTTCGTGGTGAGCATGATTCTGTATGGCTTCCACCTTCTGACATTCTGCCCGTCAAGGATATGGTGTATGACCTGATGCGATTCTGCGATGGTGAGCGCCTCGGCGGCATTTGGCTTACAAGATTGCCTGCATTCAAAGAGTGTAAGCCGCACATTGACGAAGGATGGCATGCCGGTTATTACCGGAAATTTGCAATACAAATTAAATCTTCTCCAGGTCAATTATTTATTGTTGAAGATGAGTCACTGGAATCACGACCGGGCGATGTTTACGAATTTATCAACAATGTAACCCACTCGGTTACTAATCCAACTGAATTTGAGAGGATTACCATGATAGTCTGCATTAAGACAGGGAGGGTATTCTAATGCCTGCGGGATGGGCTGCTGCTGCTGCTGTTGGCGGGGCATATATGTCATCAGAAGCGCAAAAGGATTCTGCATCTAGTCAAGAAGGATTAGCCAGAGATCAAATGGCTAGAGATCAGGCTGGATATGAAGAACAAAAACAATTAAATGCTGATTGGCGAGATGCCGGTGTAACTGCGCTTCGTGATATTCAAAATGGAATTAATAATGGCTCTTTTGATCCTGGTCAATTTCATTTTGATGCAAAGTCAATGGAGCAAGATCCGGGTTATAAATTCCGTATGTCTGAGGGAAATCGCTTAGCTACTCAAAGATTGGGCGCTGGTGGAAAGTATTTTTCAACTCAAGGACAAAAAGCTTTAATTGATTATAACCAGAATGCTGCATCCAATGAATTCCAGAATGCTTATCAACGTGGTGTTGGCGAATACAATATGGAAGCCACGCGTCTTGGAAATAAATATAATGTGTTGCGAGATCAGTCTGTGACTGGTCAAAATTCAGCAAATCAAACGGCATCAGATAGAGGTCAGTTGATGAGTGCTGAAGCAGGACAAACAAATGCGATTGGTAATGCTTATCAGAATTCAGCAAATGCTACTTCTGATTTATGGAATAATTTAGGTAGTGCCGGTGCGTTTTATGCCGGAACAAAATATGATCCTAAAGGCGGAAAAGGTTCAGGCGAAAATCAGGCAGGAGATGGGCAGGATATGTCCATGATTGGGTAATTTTATGCCAAACAACGCAATAGACGCATTTATATCTGGTGCTAATCTTGCTGAAAATCGCAGGAGAAATGCTTTTGAGGAAAGCAGAATTACTGCTGCTGATCAGGAAAAGCAAGATGAGAAAGTAAAGAAAGAAACTTTAAATACTGGTTACAATGCGTTTCAGAAAGCGCGTGAATCAGGAGACACTCAAGGCGCTCAATCTGCGTATGATCAAATGGCGGCAATTGATGGCGTGTTTGCTAATAATGTCAAAAAAGCCGTTGATGAATACGGCGTAGAAAAAGTGAAAAGAAATAATGAGTTAGCAGGGCAAATCGCTCATGGAATTATAACCGCTAAAGATCCTGTTAAAGCCTATAAAGATAATTATGATTCAATTCCTGATGAAGCAAAAGCTGCAAATAGACTTGTTCCACCCGAAGAGATTGATAAAAATCCTGATTTTGTTGATTCGTCTATGCGTATTATATTAGCAAAAGCAGGATTGATTGATAAGTACACTGATTTTGTTATGAAGTCAGGGGAAGAGACTCGCAAATCAAAAGAGTCTAACGCATTGGTTAATGAAAGAAACTCATCTGCAAAACTTAATGAGCAAAAAGTAAAAGAGCTGTTAGATGATAAATCTAGCGGAGGAAATAAGTGGTTTGATTATACGGACAATATCCTTGGAGTATTGCAACAAAAACAAGAAGCTCTTTGGACTCCTCAGGAAAAAGCTTTTTATGAAGAGCAAATGAAAAATCCTGTAGGCGAGTATGGAAAACAACCAAAGCAACCTAATCCAGGTTCTCCAGTCGATTTCTCAACAACACCGGGCGGCGTCAAGTTCAGAGTAATTGAATGAAATTAGATATTTCTGGAAAGATCGTAGAGGTCGATGATTCTTTTTCGTCTTTGTCACCAGAAGATCAGGGTGTTGCTGTTGATCAAATAGCGCAATCGTTTAATCCACAACAGCCTGCTGAGCAAGCAATTAATCAACCAGAAGAATCTGGACTATTACGGAGAGCTGGAGATTATGGCTTATCGGCTGTTGCTGGCGCTGTTCAATTGCCACAAGCTGCGGTTGGTCTTATTGATATTCCCATGCGTGGGCGTGTTGGAAAGTATCTGGAAGAGGCAGGTTATCGTCCAGATGAAGCGGTTAATTTTCTTCATGGAATGCTTTCATCTGAACAGCAAGCGGCAAATAAAAAAGTTTCTGATGCTGAAGGCATTAAGGCAAAGGCAATTGAAGCCATTCGCAATCCTTCGGTGATTGCTCAAACTGTTGTCGAGTCTGCTCCCCAAATGCTTGGTGGTGCTGGCATTGCACGCGGCGCATTGAAAGCAGCACCAAAAGTTGCTCCTTTAGTTGCTGGCGCTATTGGTGAGGGTGCAATAAGTGCAGGCTCCTCAGCGGAGCAAATACGATCACAGTCTAATGATAAACTTTTAACTGGAAAACAATCCACTATAGCCGGAACGACTGGCGTTCTAACAGGTGCTTTTGGCGTTTTGGGCGGTAAGGTTGCGCAAAAACTTGGCGTTGGTGATGTAGACACAATGCTTGCTGCTTCCGTACAAAATCCAGAACTTAAAAAAACTGTTGTCAGGTCTGCGCTTGAAGGAGCTATGGCTGAAGGCGTGCTGGAAGAATTGCCACAATCTGTACAGGAGCAGGTTCTTCAAAACTACGCCAATGGGAAACCATTAGACGAAGGTGTTGATCAGTCTATTGTAATGGGGCTTTTATCTGGCGGTGTTATGGGTGCCGGAGCTGGAACTGTTGGCGCAATGGGAAAGCAGAAAGTTGCTGAGAATCAATCTGAAGCTGCACAGCCTGAATTGGTTACACAAGCTCAGCCAGATCTTTCTGTTATTAAAAATAAAATTGCTATTGGTGAAGATTTAACACCAGAAGAGGATGCTGTTTTCTCAGCAAATCCAGACAATGTTGTATCTGCTGCCATAGAAAAAACGCCTGAAGAGCAGGCGCATATTGATAGCTTGATTGAGAAAGCATCACAGAAAAAACAGGCTGATGATATTAAGACTGCTGAAAAGAATTTATCAAATGCCGAATCTGCCATTGAAAAAGTTGTTCATCTTGGCAAGGATCATCCAGAAGTACAGCAGGCTGCTGAAGCTGTTGTATTGGCTAAGCGTGCGCGTGATGCGTTAGTTGCAAAGCAGGTTGAGCAAAAGCCAATTGTTAAACCAACTGCCAAGGCAGAAGAGATATCTGCTCCTGCAAAGGCGGCTCCTGTCAAGGAGTTTGTTGGTGAAAGGCTTACAGATGAACAGGCCATTGAGTCGCTTAAAGACAAAAACACCCGTCAGAAATTGATTGACATTGCTAATTATGAAGCTGTTGATCAAGAAAGATCAGCAAAGAATTCTGTTAATTCCCCAAGGAATCCAGAGCGTGATGATGTATTAACTCATGCGGTTAAGGTTGGCGGTATCAATCGAGAAGAGGCAAAAGCACAAGGTATAGACCCGGCATCATTTGGAATGCGCATAGGCGGCAAGCCGTTATTTCCGAAATCTGGGGGCAGAAAAATATCCGATATTAAGGAGACTCTGACTGAGGATAATTTTTTGTCTGAAGGAGATAATGATAATGCCGCAATTGATTTAATAAGTCGATCAATAAACCAGGGTGAAAAGATATATTCACGCGATAATTCTGGAGAGATATCTGATAATCAATTGTGGATTGATGAGCATGTACCGCATCAACCAAAAGATATAAGGCGCGCCATATTTAAGTATGCAGGTAAGCAACCACTAACAAAACAAGAAAAGAGAATTCTTGTTGATGTTGCAGCAGCTATTCCTTTGCGTGGCAAGCCTGTACAGAATGAAGATGAAGCACCGGCATCGGTTTATGAGCGTGAATTAGGAACTGGAATTACCGAAAAAGAAGCCGCTAAAAATAAGGCTCCTGAAGGCGTGGATATGAACTATCCTGAAGGCAATGAAAACCTGATTCGATTGAGTAAAAAAGAAGTTGACAAAGGCAAAAAGCAGGACGAAACTAAAGGTGAATCATTAGCCAAAGGTGGGCAAAATGAAAAATCATTTCCTGAGCGGCGCAAACCTCCAGGGTATTACTCTGCCGAGAATGTTGAAAAACGGCGTATCGAATCTGAAAAGAATGATCGTGAATATGAAGCTATTGAGAAGGAAAGAATTGCGGAGCGAACGCAGGAAAAGGCTGATGCTGCAAGAAAGCCTGAAGGTGTCTCCACTGATGAGCAATCAGGAACTTCTGTTGATACTGAAGCGGAAACACAAAAAGGATTTTCAGGGAATAACGAAAATAATAACTTAAAAAAGTTTCCTGAAAGACGTAAGCCGCCAGGTTATTACGCCGCCCAGCGTGCAAAAAGATATATTGAGCAAGGCGATGAAGATAACGCGCCTATTAGATTTAATAAATTAAGGAAAGGCGAAACGCTACAGCAAGAGGCTGAGCGTAGGAATCGCGCAGGCGAATTCAAAAGAAAAACTATTGAAGATCAATTAAAAAAGAAAGCTCCTGAATTGGCAAAGCATGTCACTGTTGTTCGCACCGTTTACGATTTGCCTGAAAAAACATTTAATAAGTTAATGAAGATGGGATTAGAGGAAGGTGCAAATGGCCTTTATGATCCTGGCACTTATTCTGGTTATATTTTTTCAGACAATACAGACTCGATTGATGATGCACTTAAAACTCTGGCACATGAGATTGCCGGACACAAAGCATTGCACTTGCACCTTGGCAGAAAAGGAAAGGAAATTTATCGCACTGTTTTCAACTCTCCTCAATTGGCAAAAGAGCGTTTTAATGTAGAGAAAAAATACACTGAAGCAAAAGAGAAGGCAAAAACAAAAGAACAGATTGAGCGATACGAAGCATGGATGGGTGAAGAAATGCTTGCCGAGTTTGCTGAAACAAACAAGGCTAGACCCAATGTAATTCAGTTTGCTATTGCAAAGATTCGTAAACTGTTGCGTGAGCGTTTTGGCATTGAATTCAGCAAGGCTGATATTGAGGCATTGCTGGCTACTGCTGCAAAGAAACTAAAGACAACTGATAAAGGAGTTGCTGGTGATGATGTAAGGCTTTCAAAGAAAGAAGAATATTATAAAATTGATCATACGGCACCAGTTCCTCAAGGCAATAATTCAGGAGACAATTTAGAAGATATTTATCCTGATGATATTTATTCAAGCAAAGGCGCTCAATACTATGGGCATGGAGCTGAAAGTAAATTGATTGATAACCAGTCAATTAATATCATAAAAGCAATGCGTGGAAAACCAGATTATGAAGTAACTATTTATAGAGCTGTTCCAAATAATGTTGATAAAATTAACTCAGGTGATTGGGTATCAATAAACAGACAGTACGCAAAAGAGCATGGTGAATCATGGCTCGATGAAGGCTATAAAATAATAAGTAAAAAAGTAAAGGCTTCTGAAATCTTTACTGATGGTAATTCAATTCATGAGTGGGGCTATCATCCTGAAAAAAAAGACAGTGATGAAGTTCGTTTATCGAAAAAATCAAACTTGGGATATGTTCATGGAGATATGGATTTTACTGATGTAAAAGATGGCCAGTCGTTTGTTGATATAATGGGAACAAATTGGAAAAAAAATAGTCAAACAACTGCTGTTTCAGAACATGGAAACCAAAAAACATTTGTTTGGTCTGAGCGCGTAAAAGTTATTGATCATGATAAATCCGATATTCGCCTTTCTAAAAAGAATGTTGAAAGTTCTGTTGATGAATTCATACCTGAAAAATCAGAAGATGAAAAAACAAAGCTGAAAAAAAGAATTGCCAGTGGTTATCGTCGATGGTTTACAAAAGAAGCTGGACTTCCTGATTCATTCTTTCAAGCCAAGGTAGAAGGCCAAGGCAAAGAAAGCGCGATGATTGATATTGAGTCGCGTTATCGTGCGGCTATATTTAAGAATGCCGTTCAGGATGCCTATGGAAAACCTTATTCAAGTTTGGACGCTGCACAAAAAGAAGAATTGAATAAAGCATTGCAAGGCGAAAAAGCGAATATACCTGACAAGGCAAAAG